AAAGAGATAAAGGACGGAACTATTCCTGATCCTGCTACCATTGATCCAGAAACTGGATTGCCATTAGATGCTGTTCCAGCAACTGCATCTTCTATGGATGGTGGTGCTCCAGTTATGGAGCCAGACTTAGAGTCTGAAACTATGAAACCCGTTGAGATGCCTAAAGGTGGAGAGATTTAAAGCTTTTACCGTTAGGGATTTGCAGTTATTATATAATGCTGTAGATTTTTATCTGGAAAATAGGGTAAGTGTATATAATGGAAAAGAACCAATTATAGAACCTACTGAAGATGTTTACGCCATGAAACAGCGTTTATCTAAGTTGGTTTTAGAGAAAAATTTCTATTCTAATTAATACATAAATACTAAAGGTTAACTTATTGAATTATTACTATGCCTGATATGAATGACGTACAAGGTGAATTAATGGATATGATTATCGCTGATAAATCACCTTCCCAAATTAGTGACAGAATAAAGGATATGTTGTTTGCAAAAACAGCAGATAGAGTTGATGGACATAGATCAAATGTTGCATCTCAAACTTTTGATACTCCTGATTCTGAACCTGAAACATCTCCACAAGAATCTGAAGTTGAAGCAGTGACTGATACTTCTACATCTGTTGGTGGAGAAGGGGTCTAATTATAAATAAAACTAGTAAAATGATTTCTGGAAAATAATGGGACATAAACCAGTTGGGAATACCACTACTCGCTCTACTAGCACATCGAGTGCGGCGACTGGTGCATTAGCCCACAAAACAGGAAGTTTAAGAGTTGCTTGTGTAGGTGCTGATTCTTTTGTTGCTATTGGAACCAATCCAACTGCAACTGCTGCTAATGGATATTACGTTCATTCAGGTGGTACTGGAATTATTGCTTTAGGTGCTCCTGGAGCAAATAGAGTTATTGGTATTACTACTACCACTGCAACTGCAGGTGTTAACGGTGCAGATAGTGGATATGTTACTGTTATTGATTTTCCAGAAGGAACAGGTTGTCCTTTTGAGGTAGGAGATGCTGTTAGTTTAACAGTAACTAATGCGGGTGGAGGAGATCAATCATATTATGATTTTAGTCATAAATGTGTAGCATCAGTTAATACTACTGCTGATGTTAATGGTTATTTTGGTACAAGATGTATCATTAACAATAATTATGGAGTTGGTTATGCACATACTGCACTATCATCTAGTAATTATGCAGAACTTAGAGGTTCCTTTAAGGTAGCATGTTTGACATCAACTGGATCTGGTAATGCTTATATCCAACAAGTTCAAGTATCAGGAGACGCATGATGAAACTCATTAGAGAAGAAATCGAAACAGTCGAATTCGTAACTGAAGAAAGGAATGGAAAAAAGTCTCTCTATATTGAGGGAGTTTTTCTCCAAGGAAACATAAAAAACCGTAATGGTAGAATGTATCCTATGGAAACTCTTGCCAAAGAAGTTCAAAGGTACAATGAATCTAACGTTGTAACTGGTAGAGCACTTGGTGAATTAGGTCATCCTGATGGTCCAACTGTTAATCTTGATAGGGTTTCGCATAAAATAACATCATTAAGAGAATCTGGTTCTAACTTTATAGGTAAAGCAAAGATTCTTGACACACCAATGGGTCAAATTGCAAAGTCTCTTATAGGAGAAGGTGTTAAACTTGGCGTATCTTCTCGTGGTATTGGTTCATTGAAACCAACCAAAGAAGGATTTAATGTTGTTGGTGATGACTTTATGTTGGCAACTGCTGCTGACATTGTTGCAGATCCATCAGCACCTGATGCTTTCGTTGAAGGTATCATGGAAGGTAAGGAGTGGGTATGGGAAGGAAACACTTTCCGTGAGCAACTTGCTTCTCAAACTAAGAAAAAAATTGACACTCTGGTAGAGCAAAAAGCACTCGAAGAGCATAAATTAAATTTGTTTAATGAGTTTATTAACTCATTGTAAACATCAACTTTATAAATAAATATAGATTTTAACTACAGATCAATTCGGAGTATTAACAAATGTCTAGTGACAAACAATTACAGGAAATGGAAGTAGGCACTGTGCAATCCAAAACTGCCGTTAATGCAAACGCAGCAGCAGGAGACGAAGCACTTCCAAAAGCAGGTAGCAATGCATCTGGTGTCTCAACACCTGGCAATCAAGCACAGGTAGAGGATCTAGGTGGACCTACACCTGATAATTACAGTCCTACTAACGATTCCGCTAAGTTGAAACCAGCAGGTGGATCACTTAAGCAAGTTAGAGACATTGTTAATAAAGGAGCTGCGAAAGCAGAAGCACCTGGTAAAAGTGCAACTCCTGTTAAGATACCTGAGGATGCCGAAGTTACCGATGAGGTAATCGAAGAAGATCAGGTAACTACTGATGAAGTAGTATCCGAAGAGGAAGTAGTTGAAGAAGTAGCAACTGATGAAGTTGTTGCAGAAGCACCTGATTACGAAGAGATCAGCATCGAAGAAGATGTTAAAGCTCTTGTAGAAGGTGAAGAACTTTCCGAAGAGTTTAAAGAAAAAGCAAAGACTATCCTAGAAGCCGCTGTTAAAGGTAAGGTTGTACAAATCAAGGAAGTTCTTACTGCTGAGTACGATCAAAGACTCTTGGAGGAAGTTGAGGAAATCAAAGGCGCACTTAATGAGCGTGTTGATTCCTATCTTGAGTATGTTGCTGACGAATGGTTCACTGAGAACCAACTCGCAGTAGAAACTGGTCTTAAAGAAGAACTCACAGAGTCCTTTATGACTGGTCTAAAAGGTCTTTTTGAAGAACATTATGTATCAATCCCTGAAGAAAAATATGATGTACTTGAGAGTATGGTAGAAAAACTAGATGATATGGAAACAAAACTCAATGAGCAAATTGAGAAAAATGTTTCGCTTAACCAACGCCTAGCGGGGGCAACAGCAGATAGCATTTTCGACTCTGTTTCTGAGGGTCTTGCAGACACCCAGAAGGAGAAACTTGCTTCACTTTCTGAAAGTGTAGAGTTTGAAAGTGAGACAGAATATCGTGAAAAGTTGGAAACACTTAAGGAATCTTATTTCCCTACAGCAAAAGCTCCAACAACTGCTAAAACCGAGACACTCTCAGAGGGAATGGAAGCCGCACCTGAAACACATTCAGCGTCAATGGCTGCATACCTAAAATCAATGTCAATGGTTAGCAAGTAACTGAATTTAACATTAAATCAAACGTAAACACAATTAATTAAAGCAAATGTTCCAATCAGAACACTTGCAGGAAAAGTGGGCTCCACTCCTCGATCATGAGGGTGTCGATAAAATCGAAGACGCACATAAGCGATCTGTTACCGCCGTCCTGCTAGAAAACCAAGAAAGATTTTTAAGAGAGCAAAGTGCCTTTGAAACTGGCACTTCAATGCTAACTGAGGCAGCTCCAACAAATAGTACTGGCTCAAACGTTAACGCTGCTGGTTTCAGTAGTGGTGCAGCTGCTGCTGGTCCTGTTGCTGGTTTCGACCCAGTTCTCATCAGCTTAATCCGTCGTGCAATGCCTAACTTGGTGGCATATGACGTTGCTGGTGTTCAACCAATGTCTGGTCCTACTGGACTGATCTTTGCAATGCGTTCTCGCTATACCAGTCAGTCTGGTAAGGAGACATTCTACGATGAAGTAGATTCAGCATTCTCTGGACAGAACTCTGGATTCGGTGCTACTGACTATACCGACGGTACAGTTGGTATGGGTACAACTATGCAGGAAGGTTCAAACCCTGCTGTTCTTAACCCAACTGGTTCTGCTACTGAGACTGACTACAGTGTTGGTCAAGGTATGAACACAGGTACTGCTGAAGCACTTGGTAGTGCTGGTAGTACACAGTTCAACCAGATGGCATTCTCAATCGAGAAAGTCACTGTTACTGCTAAGTCAAGAGCCCTCAAGGCTGAGTACTCACTAGAGCTTGCTCAGGACTTGAAAGCAATTCACGGTCTTAATGCAGAGGCAGAACTTGCTAACATCCTTAGTACTGAGATACTTGCTGAAATTAACAGAGAAGTTATCCGTACTATCTACAAGGTTGCTGAACAGGGTGCTATTCAGAATACCGCAACTGCTGGTATATTCGACTTAGACATCGACTCAAACGGAAGATGGTCTGTTGAGAAGTTCAAAGGACTTATCTTTCAGATTGAAAGAGATGCTAATGCTATTGCACAGAGAACTCGTCGTGGAAAGGGTAACATCATCCTTTGTTCCGCAGACGTAGCATCTGCTCTAACAATGGCTGGTGTACTTGACTACACTCCTGCTCTTAATGCTAACCTTAACGTTGATGATGCTGGTAATACATTTGCTGGTACATTACAAGGTAAGTACAGAGTATACATCGACCCATATGCTGCTAACTTAACAACTGGTATTCCTTCATCTGCTCCAACAGGTGGTAATCAGTACTATGTTGTTGGTTACAAAGGTACTTCACCTTACGATGCAGGTCTGTTCTATTGCCCATACGTTCCTCTACAGATGGTTCGTGCAGTGGGAGAGAACACCTTCCAGCCAAAAATCGGGTTTAAGACTCGTTATGGTATGGTTGCTAACCCATTCGCTCAAGGTACTACACAAGGACTTGGTGCTCTTACAACTAACGCTAACCGTTACTACAGAAGAGTTGCTGTTAAGAACCTTATGTAAGAAGAAAGGATATATTTCCTTCATCAAAGAGACTCCTTCGGGGGTCTCTTTTTTTGTCTAAATACAAATAGTAATGAACTGTATTATGTCAAATCAATGGGAACGCAAAACTACTCAACAGTTAAATGAGCAAAAAGAACAAATAGATAAGTTAGCTGAAAGACTTAATATATTACAAGAGACACTTAGGAATCACGGAATTAATCCAGCAAGGTAAATGGCAACTCCAATAGACAATAGAAATTTTTTAGCACCTACTGGTTTTAAGTTTGCCTTAAAGAGAAGTCCTGGTGTTGCCTTCTTTTGTAATGAAGCAAATATTCCAGATTTAAACCTTGGTATTGCTGTTCAACCAACTTACTTAAAAGATATTGATAGACCAGGTGATAAGATTCAATTTGGAGATCTAACGATTAGATTTCTAGTTGATGAGGAT